GGGATGCTGGTATCCCTGTGGCTGTGGGCGCTGGATAATACCCCGGACGGTGGATTAGATAACATCTCCAATCGCACCATTGCCAGAGCAACCAGATGGCCGGAAAAAAAGGCTGACCAACTGATGACGGCACTGATCAATAACGGCTGGATCGACCGCACCGAAGGGGGCGGACTTGCGCTACATGACTGGAGTGAGTACGGCGGAAAACTTACGGAACGCCGCGCCACAGACCGCGCAAGAAAGCAGCGCAAGAATGCGGAAGGGCGAAAGAATTCCGGCGGAATTCCAGCGGAAGAAGATCGGAGTGGAAACGGAAATCCGCCGCTACACTACACAACACTACAGAACACCACAGAACAGAACACTACAGAACACCAGACTCCAGTATCTCCTGACGGAGCTACTGGAGGGGACGCATGTGGGCCTGACGGCCCGGCGGCACCGGCTGTTGACTATAAGGCCATCCAGGCTATGTACAATGCCACCTGCACATCGCTACCGAAGTGTAAAGTCTTGTCAAATGCCCGGAAAGGTGCCATCCGGGCCAGAATGCGGGTGGGGTACACGCCGGATGACTTCCAGACCCTGTTCACGAAGGCCGAAGC